AAGCGCAAGCTGCGCGAGACGCCGCAAAATAATAATGAGTAAATCCATGGCACAGATGGCTGATGAGATTCTAGGAGGAGCCTTAACGGACCCTACTAAGAATCCTCATGACCCTAACACAGGTCATCAAGCCCATATGCCTGCGATGAGCCCCGATGAGAAGTTAGTAGAAATGTCGGATGCGCAAAGAAACTCTTTTTTAAAAAATATTCCTGGCGTTGAGGTACAAGAACTCACAGAGGAACGTATAGTTGAGTCTAAAGAAGTTCCCCCTGTTTCCGTAACTCCCCAAGAAGTAGACACTCTTAACGAAGCTTTACGAATCATTGAAAAAATTCAAGAGGCTACCACTGCGGGGAACCTAGGCGTTAATTTCGCTGGGGGGAAACAAGGCTTAGACCCTAAGAAAGCAACAGTACCCGGAAACACTAACATCACTAAAGCTCCTAAGAAAAGGGAGAAAAAAACAAAACCAAAATCACATTCTGATTTTCTAGCATACCTCAAAGCCTAATGTTACTACGCGACTTTAACGAATTCCAACCCCTACAAATCCTTAGCGAAGCTAAAGGAAGTAAGACCATGAAAGTACGTGGTGTTTTTAGCGAAGCTGAACGTAAAAACGGCAATGGTCGTATCTACCCAACACAACTGCTCGAACGAGAAGTACAAAAACTTCAACCCCTTTTAAGTGAACGTCGTCTATGCGGCGAACTAGACCACCCGAACGATGAAGTAGTTCATCTTTCAAACGTATCTCATATTATAACCGATTTAAAGATGGAAGGCAAATCTCTAATCGGAGAAGCAGAATTCCTAGACACACCATCAGGACGTATACTACAAGAGTTAGTAAAGGCTGGTGTTCGTATAGGCATCTCTTCACGCGCTACAGGTAGCGTAGAACATGACATGAAAGAGGATGCTTACATGGTCCAAGATAATCTACGTATGATTACTTGGGATATGGTAGCTGACCCATCATGCCAAAACGCCTTCCCTTCACTCGTGGAACATAAGCAGTTAATGGAGAATCAACGCTCTATTGACGATTACCACAACAACCTAGAAGCAGAAAGAATTTATTTAACAGCTTTAAAACAAGTTTTGAAGTAAAAAATAAGGTATTTTTTCCCTAAACCTAGTAGATATAAACAGTAGGAAAAATTCTCATGAATAAAAGAATAGAACAAATTGCCGAGCTCCTCCCAGACGGGCTATCAGAAACTGGTCTCCAAGAAGTATTAAGTCTTGTAGAGAGTGCAGTAGATGACCGTGTCGCTGAGGAAGTTAAACTTATGGAAGCCAAAGTAAGTGGTTTCTTGCGCTCTAAAGTAGAGCAACTTAAGGGTGTCGCCCAACAGGAACTTGAAGCCGATGATGAAGTGCTTCGCGGTTTCCGTATGTACGAAAACATCCGCGCAATGATTGCAGCTGAAGTAGAGGCAGAAGATGTCGATTCTGCTGTAGCTAAGCAAGAATCTGAAATTGCGGAATTGAAAGAGGGTATTGAAGCTTTGAACTTTAAGCTAACAAACTCTCTTCACGAAAACTCAATGCTTTCTAGTAAAGTGGAGAGTCTTAATGAAAGCAACAAGTCATTAACAGAAAGCAACAAACTTCCGTTTAAGTCTTCTGAAAGTGCAGTTGTAATTACAAATGAAACTGATTCGAGTCGTCCTTCCCCGGAAGCGGCTAACAACATCTTCTTAACCGAAGACGTGCTTAACCTTAGCCACAATAAGGTAAATAATTAATATTATGTTAAACGAAAAATTAGCAACGTCCCTCTGTGAGAAATGGGAGCCAATTCTGGAAGGTATCAGCGACGAGTCTACTCGTCAAATGACTGCCGTGCTTTTGGAGAACCAAGCAAAGAGTATTCTTACTGAGAATTCTTCGGACCATGGTACTCTTGAAGAAGCTACAACCGTGGGTAACCTCGGCTCATTCCAAAAGTTCGCATTTCCTCTCGTTCGCCGGGTATTCCCGGAACTAATCGCCAACAAGATTTGTGGCGTACAGCCTATGCAAGGTCCTGTTTCCCAGATTTTCTATCTAGGTTACAACCGTGCAGGTATAAATCAAGCTGGCACTGCGCGTGGTGAAGTAGTTTACTCCAAGTACCGTATGGTATATGGTGGTAACATTGCTGCTACACAGAGCAATATCGCTTCCCTAGACTCAAATGCTGGTATAACTGCTTCAGGTAACTTTAACTACTCCTCAGACGGAACTAACGGCTTGTCTTCTGTGACAACTATGGGTTCTGGTACTGCTGGTGGTAAGATTGCCGCATTCCCGAATGAAGACCTACTCGCTGCTCAATACTTTGTATCAGCTGGTGAGCGTTTAGCTGGCTCAGGTATCCCTGAAGTTAACTTCACAATCGAACAACAAGCTGTAACTGCACGTACTCGTAAGTTCCGCGCCCTATGGACGTTGGAAGCTTCGCAAGACCTTCGTGCTTATCACAACTTGGACCTAGAGCGTGAATTGACTGAGCTTCTTTCTAAAGAAGTAGCTTTGGAGATTGACCGTGAATTGGTTGAATCAATCCGTTCGATTGCATATGATATGCCTTCAAATGCAGGTGGTAGCCCGACTTTCGGTCCTAACAACTGGAACCAAGGCAATTCAAACAGCTTCGGTGACAGCCTAGAAGGTGGTCCTCAAGGCGCGTTTGATTACGCACAACCTTTTGGTGCAAATGATAATGTCCCTGGTGAAGCTGGGCAACCTGGCTCCAACCCTGGTCCAGGTAGCTTAGGTATGCCAACAAACACCGCTGGTTCAAACGTGTTCTTCGTTGACTTCGGAACTACAGCTCTAGGGCTTGCTCCTCGTCACGTAGGTGAGGTTTACGCCAACTTGGTTGCCGTAGTTAACTTCGCTGCTCAAGATATTTATCGCACAACTCTACGCGGTGCTGGTAACTGGATTGTGTGTTCACCTTTGGTGGCTGCAATGCTTCAGTCAGCTGCTAAGCTAGAAGGCGGTATTAATAGTAACGAAGCAGGTGCGCTTGGTGCCACTATTGAATACAAAGGTAAGTGGATGGGTGCTTACGACGTTTACGTCGACCCTCTATACCCTGAAGATGAATTGATGATTGGTTACAAAGGCTCTTCGCCTATGGATGCCGGTTTCGTGTACTCACCGTACATTCCGCTCCAAATGCTACCAACAATCACGGACCCAGAGACGTTCCAGCCACGTAAAGGTTTGATTACTCGCTATGCGACTACTCAAATTAACCCGGCTTCACGTTTCTACCGTATCATCCGTATCGTAGGTGCCGATAGTCGTTACTTGCTGACTCCGTTCCAGAAAGCTGGTGGCGGTACAACAAACACTGATTACTAATACTTCTTAGTATATTAATAAAGGAAGCCCAGCTAGTTTTAGCTGGGCTTCTTCCATATATAATAGTATAATGGCACAGTTTCCAGGAAAACCAACCTTTGTATGGGGTCCGTTCGACACGGTCAGAGACGGAGAAGGCGCTACAGGTGATAACTTTGTAGCTCCCTCTGGAGATATCCCATATGATTCACTTAATCGGAGATACTTTAGCGAGACCGTGGAGTTTAACCGTTTTTACGCTCTTATAAATGATTTTGTAAAGGCTCGATTAGGACATCCTATCGTTAGGGTAGAATTAGCTGATTTTCAAATACTAACAGCTATAGATGAAGCAATTAGCAAGCTAGATTATCACGCCCCTGATTGGTGTACGCAAATAGCCGCATTCTCCACGTCCGCTGATATTAACATGTACGAACTACCCTCTTACATGGTTAATAATTTTAGGTATGCAGCCTACAAAAAAACGCTCTTGAGTATCCCTTTAGCGGGACAGTCTTTAGAAATGGACTTCTTCATTAAGTACTTCCAAGATAACTTCTTGTTCCAGGACTTCTCAGTAGGAGATTTCTTACTTATGAAAATGCATTTAAAGCAGATTCGTAAAATCCTCGGGCGAGAAGGCTCTATGCAGATAATGAATAATAAATATTTAGCTGTATTTCCTACCCCACAAAGCAACGACGCCCAGGATGTGGTTATTGAATACAAATCCCTAAATTCAGATACTTTACATCATTACTTTGTTTCGTGGATTCAACGATATACGTTAGCAATATGTAAAGGAATTCTAGGAGGTATTCGGGGTAAGTATAGTGACTTACCGTCCCCTCAAGGCGGCGCTCGATTAAACGGGCAGCAATTAGTCCAGGAGTCTGAGCGTGAGATGCAACTTTTAGAGGAACAACTGCTTCAAGAAATTGAAGAACCAGCTGCGTTTACTACTTATTAATGGTTCTTGTATCTGGTCCACCGTTTCCTAACTATCCGCACAATGTTCCGGATGGGACTAAGTCTATTAAGTATAACGGAAAACGTATCTCCAATAGATTTACAATCAAGAAACAGATATTCGAAAGAGAAAATAAAAATTTTAGAAGCCTGGAATTTTATAGAGCAACCTCAAAAGAGCTCCTAGGGCTTCTAAGTACGGGACAGGTGCTAGGAGCAGACAATAAGATTGCTCAAGTACCCTGTTTTTATGCTAATTATGAGAGAGCGATTGCGATGTTATTCAAATCTCGTAACCTCACTTTACCTCTAATGACGTTAGCAATCAGCGACAGCGCAGAAGACGAAGAGCGTAGACGCCCTGATTTTGATATTGAGTATTGGACTGTACAAAACAAAGAAACCCGAAGACATACCCGAGTAGCATCTTTAGCCCCTAAAGCTGTAAAGATATCGTACCAATTAAACTTATGGGCGCGTTATGTAGAGGATATGAATCAATTGCTAGAATATACTATGCAATTGTTCCGACCACATCTTAGAGTGGAAACAGATTTTATGACGAATGCTTGTGCGTTTATCACGGCTGTGTCCGATAATTCAACCTTAGATGTCCCAGACAGAGAGGATAGAGTAATAAGAAAAACAATTACTTTTGAAGTTCAGACGTACATGCCTACTAGACAGTACCAAATACAGTCTAACGGAGACATTACGGACATTAAATATGATTTTAAGATTCAATCTGAAGGAACCTCCAACCAAGCAAACCTAAATCCGTCCGGTACTGAAGTCTTTACTGTATATCCCCCGTCGTCTACTCCGGACGCAACATAATTAATATAATTCTACCTTTTTCCAATAGGTATCCCTCTAAATACTATAGGAAGAGAAAAATATTATGACTTCAAAAACAGCAACAATTATTAACGTAGCAGGACAAGATTTAGAAATTGTCCTCAAGTCAGGTCGTCAGTACGAACACATCTGTTTACGAGCAGGCGAAAATATTTCTGTCCCTAGAAAATCCATCACAGATTTGTGCCTGGAACTCAAGCAAAGACAGCTACTCCAAATCCTCTAAAAATAAAACTTAATTATGGCTAATTTCATTTCCCCAGGTGTTTACACAATCGAAAAGGACGTATCTGATTACGCTCCAACAGTAAGCCCTTCTATTGTAGGTCTTGTCGGATTCGCGTCCCAAGGTCCAACTAACACCCCAACTCTTTTGACGTCTCCAGCAGACCTATTACGTACCTTTGGTACACCTGATTTGGTAACTGGAGGTCAAGGCATTTACGGTGCTTTAGAAATCCTACAAAAAACTAACCAAGTTTATTACGTCCGTGCTGCTACCGCACAA